CGCATCCTCAAGGACGCTTCCGGTGACTACCTCAATTATCAGTTCGGCATTAAGCCGCTGATGGAGGATGTCAAGGATCTTATTGAGGCTTGCCTCAACGCGAACAAGATCGTGACTGATTTTGCTCGCGGATCCTCCTCTTCACAGTTTTCACAGACTGTGAGAAGGGAACGGAGTTTCCGTGAGTCGGTCAACGACGAGAAAGTCTACGGTTCCGTGTCGCAAATTGCGCCACGTCCCGGAGGCTACTATCTCGACGTTGTCGATGATGGAGAAGTCACCCGTAGTAACACTACGGAGGACTTTTATAAGTTCACTGGAGGCTTCCAATACAAGATTCCGATCAATGACACAGTCCTTGGTCAGCTTCTTGAATTCGAGCAGAAGGCTAATCACCTTCTGGGCCTCAGGCTTACGCCTGCGGTCCTCTATGAGCTTACCACCTTCTCATGGCTCATTGACTGGTTCTTCAACCTTGGCGATCTTATCGCTATTGGGTCGGAGTACCTGAACAATGGCCTTGTGCTCAAATACGGGTATATACAGCGTCACCGCGTATTTACTCGTCGCTACCTTCATCGTAACGTTCGCATCCGCGACGCTCGATCTGAAGGTGGCATCCTGACGCTCTCCCCTGTATTCACTTATAGACATGAATACAAGGAGCGTCAGAGAGCACATCCCTTTGGCTTCGGCCAAGTGACTGGTTCGCTTTCAGCGTATCAGTTGTCTATCCTAGCGGCTCTTGGTTTCAACCAATTGTCGTCTTGAATAGTGTCCACAACCGTGTACACTACCACGACCGTCGGGAGACGGCCAGCAGATTGGTACTACTGAGATGGCTTACAACGACCCCCAGACCATCGGTTCGACGACTCTTCCGCGCACTGGTCTCGATCGTACGGGAGGTGTCTTCCGCTCTGCGGACGGCTCCACCGTACTCGAGATCTCCCACAACCGTGGGAAGCGCGTGTCGTCGACTTCGAAGGTCACCTTCACGAAGACGGCTCCGGATCCTCTGATCTCGGACCGCAACATCCAGCACTCGATGACTGTCTACGTCACCATCAACAAGCCCCTCACGGGGTTCTCTGTTGACGAAGTCGTGGCCAATCTCGCTGCTGCGTACGGCAACCTCTCGGCTGGCACGAATGCCAATGCCAAGAAGCTTGCCGGCGGTGAAGCATGATCGATGCCTCGATTGCGACTCTTTTCGTCGCTGTCGCTGCATCTTTCCTGGGCTGCGGCGCCCTTGCCTACATCGTAGGCACTGGACGTCGGTCCCGGGGGGGACGTCACTAGCCTTCTCCTAGTATCGCGACCTGAAAGGGCACGATGAGAAGACTAGTCAGTCTAATCTGCGAGATCATCCGCGATTGCGGAGATCTCTGCGGCATCAGCACCACGCATGACGTCAAAACTGTCATGCGTCGGATTGAACACGAAGGTGATTCGTTTACAACGATCACCCTTCCCACCTTTGCCAAGGACTTCGAAAGAAGCCTTGACACGGGCAGGGTAGACGACGAGGCGTTCCTTTCTTTTAAGAAAGGGCCGTCCGGTCTCCCCCATTTTCTTGGGGGTTTCCTTCGTCTTGTGTTCGATTCGGATGGTGTCATCCTCCCACACCCTTCAATTGATTCTATCCGAAGCATCCGACAAATTACAATGTCGGCGGGTAAAATCGTCGCAGACTGCACTCCCGAGAGGGAGGCTGCGGCTTTTCGAAGCTATGTGGAAACGGACGATTCGCTCCTTGGAGTCACCCCCTCTGCTCAGCTTTTAGCTGAGTTGAAGGTGGCCTCTTCTAGGATCTTCGGGAATACTTTCTCCCGAGTGACCTCTAGAATCCTTGATTGGGATATCCTTCCCAAGCATGGACCTGGAACCACTGCGGACCATACTCTGGGAAACCAGAAGTATGCTCACCGCAGATGGACTTCGCGGCTAGAGTCTATGTTCCCCCATGGATCATTCTTTATGAATGCTCGTGGACATGATCATAGCCTCGGTTGCGAATTCGAGATCGTCCACCCTGGTGCCGAGGAACCCGTCAGGGTTATCTCGGTGCCTAAGACGATGAAAACGCCACGTCTGATCGCAGTTGAACCTGTTCATATGCAGTATATGCAGCAGGCTCTCCTGGAGACCTTTGTCGAAGAGGTTGCAGCTGACAAGCTGCTTCACTCGTTTATCGGCAATGAGTCTCAAGAACCCAACAGGGTTCTTGCTAGAAAGGGATCCAGTGATGGATCCCTTGCCACGCTCGATTTGAGCGAGGCGTCAGACCGTGTTTCCATTCCGCATGTAGCTAACCTTCTTGGCAATTTCACCACGCTTATGCGTGCTGTAATGGTCACTAGGTCAGCGACGGCGGACGTGCCCGGATTTGGCTTGCGCCCGATCCGGAAGTTCGCGTCGATGGGGTCCGCTTTGTGTTTCCCGATGGAGTCGTTCGTGTTTTTCACGATCGTCCTCATAGCGATAGCAAAGCAGAGGGACACCTCGGTCTCTCGTAGGCTCATGACAGAGCTGAGAGGCCGTGTGCGCGTCTATGGTGACGATATCATCGTCCCCACAGAATACGCCGAGAGTGTCGCCAGTCATCTTGAGTTGTTTGGTCTCAAGGTGAATCAGGGTAAGTCTTTCTGGACTGGAAAGTTCAGAGAGTCTTGCGGTGGAGATTACTATCTGGGTCAGGATGTCGGTGTCATCCGCATCCGTCGCGACCCAGGCTCCGCCCTGCACTCTAGCGACGCCACTACCCTCGTTTCGATGGTCGCGCTCCGTAACCAGCTCTTTCTTAAGGGCTGGTATCATCGGACCGTTGACCTGCTGGACAATTGGATCTCGAGAGAGATCCCGTTTCCAGTCGGTTACGAGAATACTGGTGCATTGGTACGTCTGTCGCACGACCTTCCTAAGGTCGAACGAATGGATCCTCACCTCCAGCGTCCCCTTGTCAGGGCCGCTGTTGTTGATGCTCCTCTACCCGTCAATTCTATTGACGGGTATGACGCGCTGATGAAGTTCTTTCTGAAGAGGGGATTGCTTCCCTCAGAAGAAGGACACTTGCATCGCTCCGGACGCCCTTCGTCCGTCCGTTTAAAGACGAAGTGGGTTGCCCTTTACCAAGGGTGACGGCGACAGATCAAGTCGCAAGCGGGAAGTTCTTTCCCGGCT